TTGAATCCAAAGTTGTTCACGAATCGCTTTAGGAATTTTCTTTTTTTCTGACATTACTATTATTATCTTCTTTATTGAAAACGGATTATATCAGACTATGTTTAATACATATCATCAAAATGACTCAACATAATATTAGTTCAACTGCAGTTCGAAATGCAATTAACGATGTTAAGAATACTGTACTTCCAAATGCTGACTTAGTTTATAAGTTGCGAGACAAAGGTTCTAATGTCTGGCATCTTACTATTACAAGTCCACTAGGACCAAAATCTTCAAAAATTGAGCTCATCATTGATGAGTTCGACGACCCAGAAGATCGTGGGGTTCGGGGATTTGTATATCGTTTGGGAGATGTACCGCGTGATCAAATTACTTTGGTCATGGATTCAATTATGGAGAGGCTTTAGGGGGTGTGAACCCCTTTTTTACGGGAAGCCGACTAGGTTTGCGCCAATACCGAAGCCTGCACCCGTACGAGCAGAAGCACCAACAGATGGAGAATACACATCAAGGATTGCAAATGTGGCTAGAGCAACCATACCAATCATACCAATCTGTGATAGAGGGAGTGACTTACCTCCCATAAACTTGGGTAGCCAGAATGCTGCGATCGCTACTACTAGACCTTCTAGAGCATATTTTACGAAGCGATGTACTAAGTCTCCAACATCGATCCCAGGAGAAGGTGCAGTTTTTGCTTCAACCATTTTATACAAGACTTTAGATAATTATTCAATGAAACATATTCGATATAAATTCAGCATTGATCCTGATGTTATAAAAGAACATTCAATACGTGTACCAGTTCAAATTGGATATTATGTAGGTGCATATTTGAATGATCCTGAAGGATGGTCAAAGCATGGATATTTTTTTGAAGATGTTTCAGAAGGTGAACAAGTTATTATTAGGTTGTCAAGTCCTGCTACTATCAAAAAAGTATGTGGATTGCCAAACGATCTTTCATGTGCAGAACTAGGAGGCAATCACATGTACTTAAATGCTCATAGATGGTTTAATGGATCTAAAGAATCCAAGTTATCGTTAGAAGATTATCGACAATATATGGTGAGCCATGAAATAGGACATATTCTAGGACATGAACATAAAAAGTGTCCTTGTAAAGATTGTGATGCACCAATTATGATGCAACAGACGAAAGGAATCGGAAATTGTAAACCGAATACTCACGTTAAATAAAGTACTTTCACATACGGAGACATTAATAAATAAATGCCACGCGAAGAACTAGACAAATTTGAAGATGATGGAACTCCAATTGATTATCTAGAGGAAGATACCGAGATCCCTACTCAACGATATTCAATCGTATCTTTTTTGTCTCCTGAGAAAGTGATTAAACAGAAGCAGGAATTTATGAATGAGGAGTTTCTAAAGTGGCTCGATTATGATTGGAAGATCAAGGGCATGGAACACCTTATGGTATTTCTTTCTAAAAAGTATTCTCTAAAGATTGATGATCTAATGGCTGACCTAAATGAGTTTAAGGAAGTTCATCACCAGGATGTTAAGAATACGGATATCCATGAGCAGTATCAGGTTTTCCTTCTAAAAAATGAGAAAGAGATGGAGACGCAGTTTACGGAGAAGGTAGGATTTCGTACTAATGTTCGTGGGGTAAAGATTCGTCGTGTATTCGCAAATCTAGAAGAGTGTCAGCAGTATGCTCGTGTAATGCAGCGTAAGTATCCTCGTGACAATCTTTATATTGGTAAGGTAGGATGTTGGCTACCATGGGATCCATCGGAGCATATGATGCCAGAAGTTGAGTATGCAGAGAAGGAACTCAATGAGCTCATGCGCAAGTATAAGGAGAATGAAGTGAATCGTGATATCTTCTTTGAGGAAGAGAAGCAGCAAAAAATTGAGGCACAGAAGAAGGAGAATGCTGAACGTAAGAAGAAGGCTTTGGAAGATTCCAAGAAAGATGCTGGTGTTTTGAGTATTGATGATCTAACTGCTCAGTTCAATATGCCTTTGCATCCATCCGAAGGTGCTATTCGTGATGCTTAGAATTTATTTGTCAGTCTTTTTAACTTTTACCCAAGGATCGGAAGGTTTACGTTTCATTTTATCAGGTGAATATTCATCAGCTGCAAGAATAGAACTTGCAAAAGGTTTATTATCTGCCCAAAGAGATTCATCACACAACTTGAAAGGGGGATGTTCTTGTGCTTTATACCAAAATACTTGATCTTCTAATTTATTTGATTGGATACCATTACAGACGACTAGACATTCATAGTTCTCTGTGCATTGATCCATGAATTGACAAAACATTTGAAATGTAGGAAACATACCTGCATAATTATCATAAATACGTTTACGATTTCCAATTACATTCTCACGCAAAATAAATACAAAATCAATATTTGTTCTCAAATTTGGAGGTACACCAAGAGGATACTGCATAGTAATCATTGTTGTAAGATCTATATGACGACCATTCATGAAAACGTATCTAGTAGATTCTTCATTCATCCATGTACGATCATACAAACAATCATCTAAAATTAGGAATGCTCTAGGATCTACATTTGAATGTCCACCTCTTCTGTTTTCATTATTTCTTGATTGTTTTACAGTCATTTGACGTTTTATGGCACCCATAACAATTTGAGGATTATACTTGTCATGAATAAGCTTTGCAGGAACAAGGTCTTGAAAAAAAGGGCTTGCTACTTCAGATCCTGAAATCACTGTTCCAATAGGGAAACAGTCCTGAGTGTTAGCTAGAATATCACGAACTAAAAAAGACTTACCAGTATCACGTTTTCCAATTAGAACGATCATAGGTGCTTTCTTGGAATCTAATGCGCACCTATCACGGATCATATCCACATTAAACTTTTTTATATTGAAGTTCATATTAATACTAACGCGTGAAGTTTTCGATTATGCTTTAACTCAACTTTATAATATGGTGAAACGCAATAAACAGAATGGAGAACTTAGATGTTCTTATATTGCCTTAAACATACATAAGTATGAACTTAGTGTTTTAAGCCCTCAATCAAAAACTTATTGGAATATTCAAAATATTCAACCTTATTTTCCACCAATTGAAAAACTTTTTAAATGTTCTGGATTAGAAAATCTATCTGGATATGGTATTAAATTTAATGATGAAATAGGGACAATTTTAAGTCCTTCAAAAATTCGAACAAAGGCTGGAAATATAGTTGATGTTCATCGAAAAACAACTATGTTAGTTTCACCTTATAAATGGATGCGAGGAGAGTATGGTTCTAGTTTAGGATTACCAACATCTTTAGAACAAGCTACTTCTGCAAAAGATAAGATTCAAAATTCAAACAATGGTGCATATGTAGGTGCTATAATTAGTGGAGTTCTATCTCAATCAGGATGTGATCATTTTCCAAAAGTGTTTGGTCTTTTTACTGGAACTACTTCTGAACATATTATAGATATTTCTGATGATTATGGTGAACTTTGTGATCGTCCATGGTTTTCACAAAATATTGGAAAAATGTTTGATATTAAATTATCTGAAGAAATCCAAGAGACTTCTGAGTTTAAGCACACACGCACATCAAGAGTTGCTATTCAATTAGGTGAGAAGATTGATTTAGGAGAAGTACAAGAACTAGAAACTGCGCATGTTGAAGATGTAGAAATGGGTGATTTGAAAAAAGTATTACAAGATGAAGTTGAAATCAACGATGATGAATCAGATTCTTCTTCTGTTTCTACTTCTTATATATTTGATGTTCGTTCATGTGATTGTAGTGAAGAAGAAGATGAAGACGATGAAGATGGAGAACCATTTGCATGGGCTACATTTAAAGATGTTCCAGTACAAGTTACAGTTATGGAACAATGTACTGGTACTCTTTATCAATTAATGATGATGCATCCTGAAACTGAAAAACATCTTGCTTGGATTTCTCAAGTAATGTTTGCATTAGCGTATGCTCAACGTATGTTTAGTTTAACGCATAATGATCTTCATGCAAATAATGTTATGTATATTCCAACTGATAAAGAATATTATTACTATAATTGTGGTGGAATTTTATATCGTGTACCAACATATGGTTACACTATAAAGATAATTGATTTTGAAAGAGGTATTGCATCAATAAAACTTACAGGAATGAAAGAATCTAAATTATTTATGAGTGATCATTTTAATCTAGAAGAAGAGGCAGGTGGACAATATAATTATGGTGATTACTACCTTTCGAAATATCCAGTATTAAAACCTAATCCTTCTTTTGATTTAGTTCGATTAACAACTTCATTGTTTTGGGATTTATTTCCTGAACCACAACCTGATAATTTATTGTATAAGCTTTTTATGAAATGGGTTACCTTAGAAGATGGTAAATCAGTTCTTTTTGGAAAAGAAGATCCTAAACATGATCGTTATCATGGATTTCATCTTTACAAGGCGATAAGTCGTTTCTGTAAAGATACTGCAGTACCACGAAAGGAAATTGCTAGTTTAAAAGAGTATGTTGTTGAGACCGCAGATGGTAATTCCGTATTAATGATTGATGCTTAGAAAGTAGGTTTACCTATAAACATATCTTGAGGTGCTGGAATATTTTCAGCTACAGTTTTTACTACTTCTGTTACACTTTCTGTGCTAGTGGTAGCAAAAACAACTCCTGAAGTTACAAGTCCTCCAAATAAAGAAAGTTTACCTGCTGTTTCCCAAGAGATAGGCTCACTCTTACTCTTGCAATCGAGAGCATACAAAATAAATGCAACTAATCCAACTGCAACTGAAGCTATAACAATCATCATTTGTTGTTTGATATCGTAATTCTCTACAGATTTAGAACGAGAGTTTCTTCAACTTTTTCTTCAAGTTCCTTCATAGGATCTTTCTCTTCAAGTTCTGGAATATCTAATGTAGCATCCTCCTCTGAAATTGTTAATCTAGGTTGTTCCTCCTCTTCATCTTCATCTTCGGATTCTTCTTCAAATGATACAGCTTTCTTTTCCTCTTCAGGCTCTGGTTCGGGCAAAGGTTTAATGAAATCAGTAGGTTCGCTATTCTTAAAGTATTTCTTAGTGATAGCTTGCCAAGGAAGAAATCCACGAATTACTTGCTCAAGACATTGTCCAATAATATTTTCAATCTCCTGACGATTACGAGCCTGTACTTCTGACGTTACATTAATATTCATAAGATAAGCAG